CAACAGCGCCGCGCCGATTGACTCCTTCGTTTCCTGCAAGGCGATTCCTAGCCGCTGAAATTGCCCTTGCGCCGTATTGGCGCTTTCCGCCGCCGCGCCGCCGGTAAGCCGGGCCAATTCCTTTTGGGCTTTGGCGAAATCCTTGCTCTTGATAATCCCCTGATCGAATCCGGGAATAAGCCTGTTGAGCGCGGTGAAGTTTCCGCCGTATGCCTTTGCCAGCGCCGTAGTTACGGATTCCAGCGGCTTCCCGGTTTGCGCACTTACGTCCAGCGCCGTGCCGAGAAGCTTTTGAGCGCCGGTCAGGTCGCCGGTAGCGGTCGCCAGTTTGCCCAGCGCGGGGCGGAGATCATCATCTGCAACGCCTACCTCTTGCGATAGGGCGCTGATGTAGGGCTCGACGGCATCCAGGGCGGCCTTATTTGCCGTCGTTACCCTGCTCAACTGATTCGCCAGCTTATCCGCTGCTGCCGCGTCCTCCGCTGCTGCCTTTGCCGCCACGAACGCGCCGGCCCCCAATGCGCCCAATGCGGCAGCGGCAGGGATAGCCGCCTTGCGAATGAGAAAACCGGCCTTCTTGCCCGCGCCCTCTAGCTGACCGAATTGCTTTATCCCGCGATCAATTCCGCGCCCATCGAAATCAGTCAGGATGGGGATCGTAATTGCCATTAGTCAACCATCCCCTGCACGGTCTTTTCGGCTTCTTTGACAAGCCGCCAGATTCCGGCCTGAATTTCCGGCGCGTGCCGGTCGGCGGTCGGCCATAGAACGCGATCGGAACGGGCCCGGATGTTCTGGCCCAAAGGCTTCCCGCTCGAAACCGTCTCGAACAGGATGCCGGCGGGCTCGCCCTGGCTGACGTACAAGACGGAATTCTTGTCGCGGCGCGTGCTGGTCTTGACCTTCACGCCGGAACGGACTTTCGACACCTGCCAGGGGAATATCGAATATTCCTTTGGCGTCCATGAGCGGGCCATGCCGGATAGCGGCAGTTGCGGATAAAGGCTTTTTGCTTCTGCCACCATCGGCGCAACGATGGCCTTCGCTGCCCGGTTGAATTCCTTGCGGAATTCCGGGTCCACGCGCCGCAGGGCCTTGATCGTGTCCTTCACGCCCACTACTTCGGTGTGAACACCTACCGGCACGCTAACGGCGCTCCCTCATTACGTCCAGGACCGTATTCAGGTCTTTCATCGTGAAATCTACATCCGGGGGCCAATAGCCGGTTTCCACCAGCACCACGGCTAGCGCCCTGCTTACTGATCCCCGTCCGTAGGGTTTGCGTCGCGGTTGGCCTCACCTTCCACCACTTCGAGGTCGACGATTTCCTCGAGGAATCCGTCAAACGTGTCCGCCACGGGCAGGTCGGCGGAACGGGCCGCTGACCATGCCATGAACGCAATGTATTCGAGACGCGGCGACATTTGCAGGATTTGCGCGGAAATGTCGAAGTGGCGCTCGAATGCGATTGTGTTCCTGATGCTGGCAATGTCCACGACCCATTCGCCGGATGCCGTAGTGAAACGGATGTTTCCCTGTACCGCTGTTCCTTCGGCCATGCTGTTCCCCCTTGTCTATCGGTTAGGGCGTGATGTCGCGGACCCAGGTCCCTCCGCTGAAGCTGACTTCCATCACCTGCAGCTCGCCCACGGTGTAGGTCACGGGGTAATCGGCGATCATGGTATTGCTGATCGTCCACTCCGGGTTATCGGCGGCAATCGCGCCGCTGTCCTTCTTGACCACGATGGTGGTGTCGCCCTGCCCCACTTCGCCGTGAATCGTCGTTTCCACGGAGGACGCGCCGTAATCGACGTAAAGCGTCATGGTGCCCTCCACGGTCTGCAGGCCCCCGGTCATGCGCGAGCCCCCGTCGCCGAACGCGGTCTTATCGAGCGACGCCTGCCCCAGCGTGAGGGTGATTGCGGAACACTGGTCGGAAAGCTCAACGCCGCCAACGGTGATGCTGGCCGGCTGAGAAAGATAGGTAGTCGCAGCCATAACGGCCTAGCTCCTTTGAGTAGAAACGCGAACGGTCAGATCGTAGGTAGGCACTTCCTGCCCACCTACATTCATCACGCCCGGGACGCCACGGATCAGGCTGATTTCCGAATCCATGATGATATCGGCGGTCGTGATCAGGTAATCCAGGGAATCGAGGTTCCCCGGCGGTGCTGCCAGCACTTTCACGCCAATTTCGATTTCGGCGATGTTGCTGTTGAAGCAGGTGAATGTTGGCGGGTCCACCAGGACGGAAAGCGGTCTGGCGTTACGGATGTCCGTGACGACTGTCAGGCCCAGAGCCTGCAATGAGGCGACCAACGCTGACCGCGCCTCCGCGAAAATGCCCGTGGCGCTCATGCCACTTGCGCCCTATTGATGCCCAGCAGGCGATTGATCTGCCCGTGAGCCCCATACGGGATCGGCGGACCCATCTGCTCAAATGAAGCGAATGAATCCACCGATCCGCGCTCGCGGTACAGGGCGCCGGCGTACATGATCGTACCCAGCTCAACATCGCCACCGGGAACGGTGCCCAGGCTGTCGAAATAACCTGCTTCACGCCGCCGGCGGTAGGCATAAGCGTTTGCGGCGCTTACGCACTTGGTAATGAAAGCCGTGTCATTAGCCGTAGCCGATGCAATGCCCAGCCAATCAATCACCATCTGATTCGTGATCCAGGTGCAGGAAAGCGTGATGGTGAGAGTCCCGGGCGGGTCCACCGGCTGACGGTCGAAATCGTCCAGCACCAGCGGCATGAGCAACTGATTCAGGATTATTTCCGTGTCGTCATAGACGAAATCGCCCGACTCATCCACGCCCACGAAACGATGGGTGGGGACGGCCTGCACAACATAGGTGCCGTTGATGCTGGCCCCCATATTTGCGAGCGTGACTGACTGACCGATGCCAATGTCGGTGTCCTCTAGCGTGGTCACGACGAGGTAATCGTCGGCCAGCTGCTTGTGAGTGACGGTGAAACTAGGCATGGTCAGTCAGTCAGACGCGGATCAGGTGAAGGTCGCCTTGACGAACTTGCCGGCGTCCATCATGGACGTTGCGAAATAGCCGCGCCATGCCAGCGTCCGGGAGAGCTCCGTGGGATTGTCCACGGTGATCGCGCCCTTCTGCTGCTCGAAAATCTCGTACCCGCTCGGGTCGCCCATGATCAGGGTGTTCGACGCGAACCAGCGACTCACCACGACCTGCAGGCCATAGGCGTTGCCGTTGACCTGCCCGGCACCCAAAGACCCATTCGCGTTCATCGGGCCCACGGACGGGAACAGACTGCGCCCGGTCGTGTCGGCCAGCCCCAGCAGGTAGCCCCAGATGTTCGGGCTGACGAACAGGTGGGTCGGCAGGTTGCCGTCGCTGTTGGTCAGCACGTCCTCCGCTGCGCCACCGATCCAGGCGGCCCACTTCGCGGGGTCGTCCAGATCGGTCGCTGCCGCGCCGAATCCCAGGGTGTTCGAGCTGCCGCTGACGAGGTTATCCGCTGCCACGTTCTCGGTCGTGGTCGCGTAGACCCGCGCCATATCGTCGAGGATCAGGGTAAGCACGGCGGGATCGGTCCAATCGAGGTCCTGCTCGCTGATCTGGACGTACCCGCCGTAGGTGCCCTTCGTGATCTGAATGTCGTCAACGACAAACGTCCCACTCTGCAGCGTGTCGAACTCCGCAGCCTGCGCGGCCATGCTGGTGTGAGTCACCACCTTCGGACGGATGAACACCTTGCCGCCCCCGGGCATCGCCCGCACGCCCACGGCGTCAATCACTGGGCGCACGCCAACGTAGTTGTTATAGGCGGGCCCGACAATCGGGGTGGGGAGGATTCCGGGAGTGTCGGCGGTGCCAACCTCCGGCGCAGCGGCGCGAACCGTCTTACGCATCTGCTCGAAATCGGGGCCGCCCTTGATCATGGCAGCGATGTAATCCACGGCGCTCGGCAGCTCGGGCTTCTGCGCGTAGATAATGGGATTGGTCGGGATGGTGGCCTCTGCCTCGACGGGCTCGGCCTTCTCGGCGTCGGTCATTTCCTCATGCTCCTGCTCGGTGTTTTCGGTGTCCTGCTCGG